AAGAACAATTGTTACTGAACAATTTGATAACACATCACAGGGCGATAGGGTTGTAAGTAGAAACTTGATTTCTTTCATGAGATCAAGAAATGTCCAATTTGTTGCCAAGAGAGTAAAACCATCTACTCAAATGTATGCTTTCTTTGATGGAGTTGATGTTACAAATTATTGTGTACCAAAACTTCTTGAAATTAGCATGGTTTCTGGCACCTTCCAGGTAGGTGAAACTGTCGTTGGAAGAACAAGGCCAGTAGGTTCACTGCCACTTGATACTAGAAATACTGATCCAAGAATTACATTTAGAGTAGCAAATTCAAATCATAAGGAAGGCCCCTACAATTCGCCAACTACAAGATTCTCAACGAATCCATATACTGGACAATCTTTGCCAGCAGCATATTCCTCAACATCAACCGTTCTGAACGTAGATACTTTCTCATTATCAAATCAACCAGAAGGCACTTTCTCTGGATATGTTGAAACTGGAATGATTCTTGTTGGACAAACAAGTGGAGCTCAAGCGACTATTTCTAATGTAAGACTGATTTCTGATATTAGTGCTACTCTTATTGGTAGTTTCTTTATTCCAGATCCAAATAATACTTCAAATCCAAGATTTGAAACTGGCAATAAAGTATTCACCCTTGTCAACAACTCAGAAAATAATCAAAACTCAGCATCGTCTATTGCAGAAGAAGCATTTGTTTCATCTGGAACTTTAGAAACTGTTCAAGAAAACATTATTTCAGTCAGAAATGCTAGAATTGAAAATAAGAGAGAATTTGAAGAAAGAGCAGTTGAAAGAACAACAGGAACCGAAGTAGTTGCATCAAACGTTATTTCTACTCAAGACAGAAATATAACCGTTACTGAGTGGTACGATCCTCTTGCACAATCATTCTTAGTTGATGATGAAACTGGAGTATTCTTAACCAAGTGTGACGTATTCTTTGCTTCTAAAGATGACGTAGATATTCCTGTCACCTTCCAATTGAGAACGATGAAAGGTGGAGTTCCAACACAAAAAGTAATTCCATTCTCTGAAATTATTTTAGATCCATCTCAAGTTAATACTTCTGCAGATGGTTCTGTAGCAACCACATTTACATTTAAGTCACCAGTTTACCTTGAAGGTGGAACGGAGTATGCTATTTGTTTGGCATCTATTTCTACCAAGTATAGTGTTTATATTTCAAGAATTGGTGAAACTGATTTAATCACTCAAACCTTTATTTCTAACCAACCATATCTTGGTTCACTGTTCAAGTCACAAAATGCTTCTACTTGGGAACCAAGTCAGTGGGAAGATCTTAAGTTTACTCTTTATAGAGCAGACTTTGTTTCTAATGGTTCTGTTGAATTCTATAGTCCTGAGTTATCTGAAGGAAATGGAGAGATTGCAAAACTTCTCCCCAATACTCTGAATCTCAATTCAAGAGAAATCAGAGTTGGAATCAATTCAACTCTTCAAGATGATAGTTTGACTCTTGGAAATACTGTTCTCCAGCAAGGAACAAATGCTACTGGTGATTATGTCGGAAATGCTGGTATTGCAACTGGAACTCTGAACGTTATCAATGCAGGTATTGGATACACTCCAGCGTCTGGTTCATTGCTGTTTAGCAGTGTTCCTCTCACAACAATAACTGGAAATGGTAGAAATGCTAAAGCAGACATTACTATCAATAATGGAGTCGCTGTAGCTGCAACAGTTACTTCATCTGGTACTGGTTATGTTGTTGGCGATGTTCTTGGAATTGGAACAATTGGAGCCAACTCTCTTGGAATTGGAGCAAGACTTTCTGTTGTTTCTATTGCAAATACCAGTGAACTCATTCTTCATAATGTTCAAGGTGACTTTGTAGTTTCTGGTGTTGGAAATACAGTTCAGTATATCAATAACTCTGGACTTACAACGACACTGAATAGTGCTGCTGGCGGAAATGTTCAAATTTCAGAAATTGAAGTTGATAATGACGGATTGCACATTGTTGTAAATCACAAAAATCATGGTATGTATTTTGATAGAAACTATGTAACTATTTCTGATGTCAGTTCTGATGTCATTCCTACAACATTGGCAGAATCTTATAATTCAACTTCAACTTCACCGATTGTAGTTAATAATAATGCTAACTTCTCAACATTTGAAAATGTTGGAGTTGGAACTACAAACCTTGGATACATTCAAATTGGTGATGAAATTATTTCATATAGTTCAGTATCTGGTTCAACAATTGGTGGTGAGATTACAAGAGGAGTTGATTCAACCCTTTCTAAGAATTATCCTGCAGGAACATTAGTATACAAATATGAACTTGGAGGAGTATCTCTTAGAAGAATCAACAAAACACATAACTTAGAAGATGTAACCGTTGCAAATCCAATTGCATTTGATTCATATAATATCAAACTTGATATGGGTTCAAGTGGTGTTGGAAGAACTACCAGTGCAAGTTTCCCCAGATTGTACATGGGACAAACTAAGTCTGCAGGTGGTAGTTCAATTAGAGCAACTCAAAATATTCCTTTTGAGATTATTACTCCGATTGTTCAAAACTTGACAGTTCAAGGAACATCAATTAACGCCGAAGTTAGAACAGTTAGTTCTACAAGCATTAGTGGAACTGAAATTCCATATTTAGATCAAGGATTTGAAGCAGTTTCGTTGAACAAAACAAATTATTTAACAAGTCCAAGAATTATTGCTTCCAAGATTAATGAAACCAATAAATTGAGCACTCTTCCTGGTAATAAATCTATGAATTTAAGAGTCAATCTTAGCAGTGTTGACTCTAGATTGAGCCCAGTTATTGATACTCAGAGAGTAAGTACAATCCTTACATCAAACCGAGTCAATAATGTCATTACAAATTATGTAACTGACAATAGAGTAAATAGCATCACTGAAGATCCAAGTGCATTCCAATATCTTTCTAAGGAAATTACTTTAGAAAATCCTGCATCTTCTATTAAGATTTTAGTTAATGCTCATGTTAATCTGTACTCTAGCATAAGAGCATTCTATGCAATTAGTGAGACTGAGAATTTTGAACCAATCTATATTCCATTCCCCGGATACAATAATATCAATGATAGGGGACAGGTTATTGATGTTGCTAATAATGATGGACTTCCAGATGCATATTATGCTCCAAGTCAGAATTTAGGATTCTTACCTGAAGAAATTGGTTATAGAGAGTACACATTTACTGCAGATGAACTTCCTTCGTTTAAGTCATATAGAATTAAACTTGTGATGACTTCAACAAGTCAAGCATATGTTCCAAGAATGAAGGACTTGAGAGTTATCGCACTTGCTTGATATGGAACATTTGAAAGTTGAGGGACATACTCACCTCTATAGAGACACAAAAACAAATTCTATAGTTAATAAGAATATGGCAGAATATCGAGAGTATGTCTCTAGAAGGGACATGAAATCTGAAGAAAAGCAACAAATACAAAACCTTGAATCTGATGTTGCCAATATGAAAGACGATATTAACGAAATTAAAAACTTATTACGAATTTTGGTTTCAGAAGCACCATAAATATTTTCATAGAGGTATTCTGTAAATGGCACAACCATCTACTAGACAAGAGTTAATAGATTATTGTAAAAGAAAACTGGGAGCTCCAGTTCTAGAGATTAACGTTGCCGATGAGCAAATTGATGATCTTGTAGATGATGCTATTCAATTCTTTCAAGAGAGACACTTTGATGGTGTCACTCAGATGTTTTTAAAATATCAAGTAACACAAGCAGATATTGATAGAGGAAGAGCTCCAAATAATACAAATGTTGGAATTGTAACAACAACAGCATCTGCAACTATTGATGGAGCAAATGTAGATTTTAACTGGAAAGAAAATAGCAATTATCTTCAAGTTCCTCCAGCAGTGATTGGAGTTCAAAAAATATTCCACTTTGATGGTTCAAACACTGTAACAAATAATATGTTCAGTGTTAAGTATCAACTATTTTTGAATGATATTTACTATTGGGGTTCTACCGAACTTCTCACATATGCAATGACAAAAACATATCTTGAAGATATTGATTTCTTATTAACCACAGAAAAGCAAATAAGATTTAATCAAAGACAGGATAGATTATATCTTGATATTGATTGGGATAGTTTGACTGTAGGTGATTATCTCATCATGGATTGTTATAGAGCATTAAATCCAAATGATTATGCTAGGGTTTGGAACGATTCTTTCTTAAAGCCATATCTAACCTCATTAATCAAACGTCAATGGGGACAAAACCTAATCAAATTCCAAGGAGTAAAACTTCCAGGAGGAGTAGAACTTAATGGAAGGCAAATCTATGATGATGCACAAAAGGAAATTGATATGATTATGGAAAAGATGTCAAACACATATGAACTTCCTCCTCTTGACATGATAGGATAATGCTTAATCCATTTTTTCTTCAAGGTTCACAGACTGAACAAAGTCTTATTCAAGACTTAATCAACGAGCAGTTGAGAATGTATGGTGTTGAAGTATATTATTTGCCAAGAAAATATATAACAAAAAATACAATAATACAAGAAGTTATTGAATCAAAATTTGATAGTGCATATCCAATTGAAGCATATGTCAATAATTATGAAGGATATGGAGACAATACGCAATTACTATCAAAGTTTGGAATACAAGCAACTAATGAAATTAATCTAATAATCTCCCAAGAGAGATTTGAAAATTATATAACACCATTAACTAAAAGTTTACCAAATATTGAATTAGCGACTCGTCCAAAAGAAGGTGATTTGATATATTTTCCTCTTGGAGATAGACTTTTTGAAATTAAATTTGTTGAGCATGAAAAACCATTCTATCAACTGCAAAAAAATTATGTTTATGATTTGAGATGCGAACTCTTCCGCTATGAAGATGAAGTTATTGATACTGATGTTGATGAAATTGATGATAATACTATAACTGAAGGAAATATTCAATCTCTGACATTTGTTTCTGTTGGAGCTGCAGTAACTGCTACAGCATCCGTTGTTGGTATCTGCACTGTCGGTGGCGTTATGTCTGTTACAATGACAAGCAGAGGAGAAAAATACCGCATTCCTCCAGCAGTTGCTTTCTCAATATCTCCATCTGGTTCAAGTTATACTGCTGCTGGTATTGCAACTTTAATTAGCAATTTGACTAATTGTGATGGAACTCAGATTGGAAGCAAAGTTCAGGGAGTTGAAATTACAAATCCTGGATGTGGATACACAGTCGCTCCAGGAATTGTATTGGTAGGATATTCTACTGATCCTGGTGTAGGTGCTGCAGCTACAACTAGAATTGGTAATGGTGTTCTTGGAATTGTATCAATAACTAACGGTGGTGGAGGATATGTAAATGCACCATTAGTAACATTCAGTAGTCCAGGTATTGGCACAACTGCAACTGGTGTTGCTATAGTTTCTGCTGCTGGAACAATTAGTGCAATTAGATATACCAATGCTGGTGCTGGATATACTGTCGCTCCTACTGTAACTATTGCAGCACCTACAGGCATTGGAGCAACTATTGGCATTGGAACGTTTGTTCAAAATGAGATTGTTACTGGAACAACAAGTGGAGCAACCGCAAGAGTTAAATCTTGGACAAGAAGTACAGGAGTCCTTACGATTACAAATGTTACCGCAGACTTTACTCCTGGAGAAACGGTTCATGGTGCCGAAAGTGGAGCATTATACAAACTTACATCTAGAGAAGAATATAATACAATAGGAGAATTCCCAGATAATGATAATATTGAAGTGGAAGCGGACAAGATACTTGATTTTACAGAAACAAATCCTTTCGGAACTCCATAGCATAAATAATAATTAACGGTTAGTAGAATTAAAGTAGGTAATGTTATGTTTGAATATTTTTATCACGAAATTTTAAGAAAAACAATTATTACTTTCGGTACTCTTTTTAACAATATTGAAATTAAGCATACTAATTCTTCAGATTCTACTATAGAGATTATTAAGGTTCCATTGGCATATGG